CCATTTAACATTAGCTGTTAGAGATAGAATGATCAAAGAGCTACAAGAGTATTGGCAAGACCATCCTCGATACACAACACTGGCGAAAAATATACAAGGTAAATATGCCTTTGAGGAGCGACCTCAATTTGGCATGGTGGTCAAAACAGGTGGTGCTAGTAATGTAGTTTTAAGCCCTGATAACTTTATCGCTACCGTAAAAGGGTCAGTTGTTTTAGCGAGTGTTTTAGGTAAGAAAAGTACCTCAATAGAGTGGGTGAGAGAGTCTACTTTTGAGACTCCGAGAAAAGGGGTTTATCATTTCAAGTTCACCAAAGCACCTGGAACAGATCCCAATAACTATGTCATCACACAAGATGTTTATCAGTACCAAAAAGAAGATATCTTGATCTTCACTGACCCCACAACGATAGAACTACTTGAAGAACCTTTGGCGAACTCTTTTAGGTTGATTGAAGATCCATCGGGTAGATTATTGGAGTCCACAGAGTATGTTCGTAATGGTACGAATGTGACTTTGACCGAAGAAGTTCCTAGAGGGTTAAGTCTGAGAGCACAATATACATATAAAGAGGCTGACGCACCCTCCCCTTATATCGTTTGGCCAGACCAAGTGTATAGAGAAATCATTCCAGGTTGTTTGATCGCAGTTGGTCGTTGGGTAGAAGATGGTGATGAACAGATCATTGTGGTTGAGGATGCCCAGCAAGCAACATATCACGAGTATGGTGGTCGTTGGGATATAAGCGTTGATATTGACTTAGTGACTAGAGATGTTCATTCACAAGCAGACATAGCAGACCGAACAGTGGTGTGGCTCTGGGCTAGTTTACGACCTAAGCTCGCCAATCTTGGTCTTGAGGTTTCGGATGTGAGTTTGGGGGGAGAGGGTGAAGAAGTGTATGACGACAATGCAGATGATTATTTTTTTACTGCGAGTATGAGTTTATCCATACAGGCGGATTGGTTTGTTCACTTTCCGTTGGTTATACCCCTGTTGAGGTATAACTTAGAAGGCGTTGTGCCAGTTAAGGAAATCATCACTTCTCCCTTAGCTGGGATAGGATCTGATACAGATTTCTTACAGAGGCTTCTTTAATAGTTTATTTATGAAACATCATATACAAGAGAAAGGGTCTATTTTATGCCTATCCTAAAGTTTCAATGTACAAGTTGTGGTTACTCACAACGCAAGAGAGTCTCCAGAGGAACAGATACTATTTCTTGTTCTTGTGGGGAAAGTGCATTTGCTGAAGGTTCCCCTAATCTCACAGTAGGTTTCCAAGCTGATGTCTCTCAATCCATGCGAGTACAAGATTCGGGTATCGAGTCTTTTGATATGGACTATGATCGAGTGATAGGTGAGGACGCACAAGCTAAGTGGGATATAGTTTATAGGAGAAATCGGGATAAATGGGACATCTTACATTCCACAGGAGACTCTGGGGATGACATAATGAGATTACCCGATGGGTCATACGACTCTTTGCCCGATCCTGCAAAGGTTTTTCGTGAGACCCGTCAAAACGGAATGAACAAATTAGAACAACAAAGATCATCCTCAACTAAGGAGTAAAGCTCATGGCTATTGAAGGCGGATACGCACCACCAGGTGTATACACCCGAACAATTTTTGAAGATACCAATACTAATATCGCACAGTTGCAAGGTAAAGTACCCACCCTCATGGGTGTCGGTAAACAAACCTTTCAAGTCACAGGTAGTGAGTTAGTAAGGGGATCTTCTTCTACTATAGATCAAAGGATCGTTGAAGAAGATCCGACAGGACGCATGATCTCGGATACTAATCCTGATGGTTCTTTTGTGTTGTCTGAGTTCGATGGTGTCTTGACAGAAATATATACAAGACATTCCCCTATCGTCACAGGCGATGGGAGTGGTACAAACTCAAACACTCCAAGCTCTGTATCCGCTACCATTAATGGAAATGCTACTGTTATCATTGAGGTGGATGGTGCGAACGGAAAAATCCGTCTTGCAGAAGCTCCAAGTCTCGGTGATGATGTAAGAGTCTCTTACTTTTTCAATCGTACAGACACTTATGTTGAAGATGAAGTCTTAACCACACAAGTTAGTGATTTCCAAACTGAGATCAGAGGTTCAGCTTCTAACTTTGTTATCACAGCCGATACTAACACTCTTATCCTCACTTGTGATGGTCAGACTAAAGTCTTGACTTTAGGTGTTGAGGCAGTTCGTGCCGACTCACTAGATAAAGTTGAGAACATCATCAATGGTGCTTCCATCGGTTCACTCGTTGCAAGCACTTATGTAGATCAAGATGGTTCAGAAAATCTTCTTCTCTCTGCTGATGGTCAAATCGTTGTGGGGGCGGGTACTTCTAACCTTGCTCTTGGTATTTACACCAATCAACAAGGTACTGCTAGAAATCGTACCTTCTTCACAGCAAAAGGACCTATTGTAGATGGTTCAAATGGAGGCGTGATTACGACTGATGTCAGCCTTATCTCCGTTAAAGTGGACGCTGTTGCAGTTCAAGCAGAATCCGTTGATGGGGCTAATGGCTCGTTTACTCTTGTAAGCCCACCAAAAGTAGGATCGACTGTAAGCGTTTCCTACTATCAGAACACTTTCAAAGATCAGTTCGATTTCATTCCTGGTCGAGATGTTAAATCACTAGATCGTGTTTCACTTGTTGCAAGTGGTGGAGGTGCTTCCGCTCTGTTTACTCAAGATGTAGATTTCGTTTTGAGTGATGACAAGATCGTTTGGGGTACTGCTTCAATCGTATCTCTAGGCGAAACACAAACAGGCAATACTGCTTTTGGTTCAAATCAAGTTTCTGCCCTTCTTCGTGATGAGAAAGGGTATCTCCTAGAATGTGCCCCTGTTACGAACACTAGCGTTATCCCTCCTAGAGTTCTTGCGAATACCTTTAAACTCCCCTATCAGCCAGTTGACGGTACAGGTTCGGGCATCCCAACCTCTAACACTGCTTTGATCCAAGTTCGTACAGGCGTTTCATTTGCTGATGCTCTTGAAAATCCTGTTGCTACTGTGACTAGAGTTGACCCAGCTAATTCACAGATTACTCTAGCGACTGCACCTCCTACAAACCATAAGGTCTTTGCGACCTTCTTCTATAGCATCCTCCAAGATCGTTTCGATCTTAATGCTTATAATGTGGCAGTAGAGACTGTTGGTGCGAGTGGTATTGGTACATATACACTTACATCAGGTACTACCTCTTACTACGGAGCTGAACTTACCGCTAAGGGTATTGATCTTACCGAAGTAGTTGTAGAATTCCCAAGTGGTTCAGAAGCTCTTATCGGTACTCGATTCTCTAGTGGTACTCCTGTGGGGGAAACTATCACTCTTGAGTTTGGTGACTTCGAGGAAACCCCTGCGATCTTCTTCGCAGAGGGATCTGCTTCTTATTATCTCGTTCAAGGTCAGAGCGACACACTTAACATCACTGTAGATCAACATCCTGTTGTTGTTCTGTTTGATGAACCTACAGGAAGTAGTCGTCTTGGACATATGACTCATGCTGTAGGTGAGGTTCTTCCTTATACCGCAGAGTCTAACAACGCTGATCTTGGTACTGCTATCTCAACTTCGGTTGATCTTGTAGTTGATGGTAAAGCATTGGCTTCTGCTACAGTTGCAGGAGATGACAAGACAATCACTCACCTTGTTGCAGAAATTAACACTCAAGCTAACCTCGTTAAGCCTGTTTATACTGCTATGTCTCCTATGGGGGCTTGGACAGCTTCAAATGTTGGTGTTGCAGACGCATATCGTAAGTTCACTTTTCAGTACACAGGTAATGCGAACGCAGGACAAACATTTGCAAACTGTACTATTGATGCAGGGAACTATGTTTTAGTCGCTGATCTTGTAGCCAAGGTACAAGCCGCGATTGTCGCAAAGATTGCGGCTGTGGGTGGAGCTTACGCAAACTTAGATATTACAGTTGGATCTGATTCATCTAATAGGCTTACCTTTGAACTCACCACACTCCCTGCGAATGATAC